GGGCGATTTCTGGGCCGGTTTGGCCGGATAACGCGTGTGTCCGCTGACACACAATAAATTTCGTCATACGAAAAAGAGCGTTTTCCGAGCGCAACGGCTTGATTTGTTGCTCGGTAAATGTCACGATGAAGGCTCAAAACCACCTAGGCCCGCCGCGTGCGGGCCTTTTTCGTTTCTGGAGCCCGCCCATGGCATCCATTTCATTCGCCCCCTTTCGAGGCTCCTCGAGCCGGCCGCTTCTGACCGTCGAGAGCGTCGAGACGTTTCGCGATGTCCGCGAAGTGGTGCGGCTGTCGGTGTGCGACGGCACCGACCAGCCGCGGCGTGCCGTGATCGAGGTGGAGGGCCACCGGATGGTTGGCAGGTTCCACCCGGGCGACAGGTTCCACCTCAAGTTCCCGGAGGACTGACCGTGCACCCGCTCGTCCGCCACCACGTCGTCATCGACCACCTCGAGGTCTTCGAGGACCACGAGCTCGTCCACATGCGTGCCGTGCCCGAGACCGTGGACGTCGGCCGCGCGCCCCAGTTCCGGCGCGTCGTGGCGCGGATGAACGCAGAGCAGGCCGGGCACTTCCTGCCGGGCGAAACCTTCGAGTTGTCGATCGGGCCGCTCGAAACCGAGCAGTGAGGGCAGCATGCCGCGCGGAGGATCCCGGCCCGGGGCGGGCCGCACCAAGGTATTGAACGACATGGGGCTGCCCCCGCGCAAGCGTGGGCGCCCGTCGAAGGCTGACCTGGCGCTGCGCGCCGCGGCGGAGGCGGAGTACCACGCGCGTCTGGCCGAACAGGCCGAGGCGCAGGCCACTGGCGTGGACTCTCCAGCCGCGCCGCCACCGCCCCCGATCGAGGCGCCTAGTCTGCTCACCAAGCCGGTGCCGTACACGCCGCCGATGCCCGAGGACGTGCAGCCGCTGGACTACTTCCTGCGGATCATGCGCGACCCGCGCGTGCCGCCCGAGCGCCGAGATCGCGCCGCGCAGTTCGCGCTGAATTTCACTGCGACGAAGCCGGGCGAGGCCAAGAAGGGCAAGAAGGAGGACCGGGCCGACCGCGCCGCGGCGCACTCTGCCGAGGGCAGCCCGTTCGCGCCGCGCCGGCCGCGGCTTGCTGCCGCCGGAGGCCAGGTCACGCCGGAGGAATGAATGGGCCGCCTCACCTGCCTCAAGCCCCGCGTGGGCGCGGCGCCGGTCACGCGCGTCACCACGCCGGCCGGCCCGCAGCGCGAGAACACGGGTAGCGCGTGGCGACGCATCCGCCGACGCATCCTGGCGCGCGACTGCGGCATGTGCCAGGCGTGTCTGGCCGCGGGCCGGTTCACCGTGGCGTGCGACGTCGACCACCGGGTGCCGGTCTGGGAGGGTGGGACGGACGCTGACGCCAACCTGCAGTCCCTCTGCGACGTCTGCCACAAGGCCAAGACCGCGGCCGAGGCCACGCGCCGGGCCGCCGGCGGGGGGCCGCCGTGAACGCGCGTCCCGAGTGGTCGACGGCCTGCCCGGACTGGGAGCGCCGCGTCGTCGAGCGCGAGACGCTCATCCCGTTTGGACCGCTGTTCCCCGAAGAGGCCCAGGCCGCCCTGGACGTCTTCACGCGCCTGCGCGCCATGGACGTGGGCGACGGGCCGCCGCTGGGCGCCATCTGCCGGCAGTGGACCCTTGACTTCGTGTCGGCCATCTTCGGCAGCTTCGACCCGATTGCCGAGCGCCGGTTGATCACCGAGTACCTGCTGCTCATCTCGAAGAAGAACGGGAAGTCGAGCTATGCCGCCGGCATCATGCTGACGGCGCTGATCTTGAACTACCGGCATAGCGCCGAGTTCCTGATCCTGTCGCCCACGGTAGAGATCGCGAACAACTCGTTCGGCCCAGCGGCCGCGATGGTGCGGGGCGACCCGGTGCTCTCGGAGATGTTTCTGGTGCAGGACCACGTCCGCACGATCACGCACCTCGAGACGCGGGCGACGTTGAAGGTCATCGCGGCCGAGAACGACACCGTGGGCGGCAAGAAGGCCACGGGCATCCTGATCGACGAGCTCTGGCTGTTCGGCAAGCGCGCGGACGCCGAGAACATGTTCCGCGAGGCTACGGGCGGCCTAGCGAGCCGGCCAGAGGGCTTTGTCATCTTTCTAACGACGCAGTCCGACGCGCCGCCGGCGGGCGTCTTCAAGCAGAAGCTGGACTATGCGCGCGACGTGCGCGACGGCAAGATCGTCGACCCGCAGATGCTGCCGGTGCTGTACGAGTTCCCGCAGTGGATGGTGAAGCAGGGTCTCGAGCGCAAGATCGAGAACTTCTACGTCACCAACCCCAACCTGGGCGCGAGCGTCGATAACGCGTTCCTCACGCGCGAGTACGGCAAGGCGTTGCGTGCCGGCGAGCACTCCCTGCGCGGCTTTCTGGCCAAGCACGGCAACGTCGAGATCGGCCTGAATCTGCGCGCGGACCGCTGGGCCGGCGCCGAGTTCTGGGAGTCCGCGGGCGACCCCGAGCTGACGCTGGACGCGATCCTCGAGCGCTCCGACGTGATCGAGGTCGGCGTCGACGGCGGCGGCCTGGACGACCTGCTGGGCTTCTGCGTGCTGGGCCGCGACGCTGACAGCGGCGAGTGGCTGCACTGGGCGCATGCGTGGGCGCACCCCATCGTGCTCGAGCGCCAGCAGGCCGAGGCGGCCCGGCTGCTCGACTTCCAGCAGGGCGGCGACCTCACGCTGGTCGAGCGCATCGGCGAAGACGTCGACCAGGTTGTCGAGATCATCCAGCGGTGCGAGGCGACTGGCAAGCTGGACAAGATCGGCGTCGACCCCGTGGGCATCGGCGCCATCGTGGACGGCCTCGAGGCGGTGGGCATCGGCATCGAGCGCATCGTCGGCGTCTCGCAGGGCTGGAAGCTGAGCGGCGCGATCAAGACGACCGAGAGGCGAGTGGCGGAGGGCCAGTTGCGCCACTGCGCGCGTCCGCTCATGGCCTGGTGCGCGGGCAACGCACGCATCGAGCCCCGCGGCAACGCCGTCACGGTCACCAAGCAGGCATCGGGCACCGCCAAGATCGACCCGCTGTGCGCCACGTTCAACGCCGTGAGCCTCATGAGCCTCGCGCCGGCGTCCACGAACCTGCCGGCGGGGTACCAGTTGATGGTGGCTTGAGGTGCTCGGCAAAAGTGCGTACACTCGCCGCAACCAACCCTACCTCCGAGGCCCGCCGCGTGCGGGCCTCTTTCATTCATGGACCCTCGCGTCTACAACGGCACCCTGGTCACCGGCGTCCTGCTGGTCGGCGTCGGCACCGGCCTGCAGGTCTCATGGCCGGCGGCGTGCATTGCCGTGGGCGCGATCCTGCTGTTCGGCGCATTCCGGGCGGCCGGCGTCGTCGCGAGCAGGGGCTGACCATGTTCTTCAGTCGCCCCAAGGCCTCGCTCGCCGGTGACCGTTCGGTCTGGGGCGACTTCTGGTTCTCGCCGGTGCCGGGCACGTCGCTGTCGACGCCGGACAAGGCGCTCGCACTCACCGCGGTCTACGCCTGCGTCAAGGTGCTGGCCGAGTCGTTCGCGGTTATGCCGGTGCGGCTGTTCAAGCCGAGCGCCGACGGCAAGCGCCGGGCCTACGTGAGAAAGCACTGGTTGGTGCGCCTGTTCACCAAGGCGCCGAACCGGTTCCAGACGCCGTTCGAGTGGCGGATGATGCTCATGGGGCACCTCGCGCTGCGCGGCAACGCGTTCTGCCAGATCACGTCCAACGGCCGCGGCGAGATCACCGAGCTGCTGCCCCTGCATCCGGATCGCATGTCGGTCGAGATGCTCAAGGGTGGCGAGTACCGGTACAAGTACGTCGACGACCAGGGCCAGATCGTCCGCTACGCCCGGGGCGAAATCTGGCACCTCCGCGGACTCTCGAGCGACGGCATCCTCGGCCTCTCGCCGATCCAGGCCTGCCGCGGCGCGGTTGTCGAAGGCCTCGCGATGCAGGCCTACGGCAACAACTTCTACCAGAACGACGCGAAGCCTGGCGGCGGCTGGATCGAATTCGACGGGAAGTTCGCGAACACGACCGACAAGCAGGACTTCCGCGACTCGTGGCAAAAGCTGCAGGGCGGCGCCAACCGCGGCAAGGTCGCGATCCTCGAGAAGGGGATGAAGTTCCACGAGCTGGGCGTGTCGAACACCGACAGCCAGTTCGTCGAGTCGCGTGCCGCCAAGGTCACGGACATCGCTCGCATCTTCCGTGTGCCGCCGCACAAGATCGCCGATCTGACGCGGGCCACGTTCTCCAACATCGAGCAGCAGGACATCGAGTTCTGGAACGGCACGATGCTCCCGTGGGCGGAGGCGTGGGAGTCGAGCATCGAGTTCTTCCTGCTGGGCGAGGACAGCCCGCTCGAGGTCGAATTCGATATGCGCCGGATGATGCGCGGCGACTCGGCCGCGCGCGCGGCATACCTGACGGCAGGTATCCAGTGGGGGTACATCACGCGCAACGAGGCGCGCGAGATGGAAGGCCTCGAGCCGCTCGACAACCTGGACACGCCCATCGTGCCGCTGAACATGGTCCCCGCCGACAAGCTCGGCGAAGACGAGGAGCCCGAGCCCGGCGGTGACGACACGCCGCCACCTGACCCTGCGCCGGATGATCGGCCGCCGGGCAAGGGCACCACCAAGGACGCGCGGCTCGCCACGCTCATCGCCGGCAACGCCGCGCGGATGGCGCGCCGCATCACCGCCGGCAGCCCGCCGGACGCCGAGACGCTCGCGCAGGCGCTGGCCATCGACCCGGCGCGTGCCGCGGTGTGGCTGGCCGCGCCGCTGGCCGCGGACGTGCTCGCCTCGCTTCTGGAGCTCGCCTCATGACCGCCGTCTCGTCCACCGACTTCTACCGCGCCTTGCGCGACATCGTCGTCCTGCCGGCCAACGTCAAGGAGCTCGACCTGCGCCTGCGCATCGACGAACTGGCCGAGATGCGCCTGACGCTGTTCCCCGAGCTGCGCGGCACCGTCGACCAGGTCTACGCGGGGCCGCGGCCGAAGGACATCGTCAAGCGCTTCCACCTCGTCGAGATCACCGGAGACCAGAAATGACCAAGCACTTCCTCGCCGAGTGCCTCGCCACCCCGTGGGCGATGGACCCGAAGTACATCAAGGCCTACGGCGACATGCTCGTCCGCGGCTACCAGCGCCACGAGGCGCGCGCCGCCGGCAGCCACGAGGGTGAAGAGCGCGCCGCGCCGCAGGCCGCGCGCCAGGCCGCGACGCCCAAGATCCTGTCGCCCGGCATCGGCGTCGTCAGCGTCACCGGCGCGCTCGTCTCGCACGCGTCCGACCTGGGCCCGTGCGACGGCGGCATATCGTACGACTCGGTACGCGGTGCGCTGCGCGCGGCTCAGGCCGACGACCAAGTGGGCCAGATCCTGCTGGCGATCGACTCGCCCGGCGGCTCGGTCTTCGGCTGCATGGAGCTCGCCGACGACATCCGCAACTCGAGCAAGCCGGTCACGGCCATCGCCTGCTACACCGCGGCGAGCGCCGCGTACTGGCTGGGCAGCGCGGCCAGCGAGTTCTGGGTGTCGCCCAGCGGCCAGGTCGGCTCCATCGGCGTGTGGATGGCGCATCAGGACGTCACCGGCGCCATGGAGCAGCAGGGCATCGTCACCACGCTCATCTCGGCCGGCAAGTACAAGGTCGAGGGCAACCCGTACGAGCCTCTCGGCGAGGACGCGCGCGCGAACATGCAGGCCAGCGTGGACGAGTTCTACACCTCGTTCGTCAAGGCCGTGGCCAAGGGCCGCAACGTCTCCGTCGATGCCGTGCGCAACGGCATGGGGCAGGGCCGCATGCTGGCGGCCAAGGACGCGCTGGCCGAGAAGATGGTCGACCAAGTCGGCACGTTCGAGGACTGCGTGGCCGCCATGCAGCGCAAGGCGCGCCGCAGCTCGGGCGCCGCGCGCGCCCGGGCGCAGCTCGCCATCGCGTCCGCTTGACTGGCGGAACATTTAACGAATACCATCGCGACGAATTGGGCTGCGCACGGCCCTGACGCCCAACCGGCCCGACGGCCGCGCGGGCGTTGACCCCGACGGGTCGAGTGCAACCACCCGCAAACCCACCTCCAGCCCGCCGAGAGCCCGCTCTCCGCGGGCTTTTTGCATTTGGAGCCCAAGATGAACGCCAAGATCCGCGCCCTCCAGGCGAAGAAGGCCGAACACGTGGACGCGATGCGCGCCATGTCCGACAAGCTGGCCGCCGAGGCCCGCGATTTCACCGCCGACGAGCAGGCCCAGTTCGACGCGCACATGGAGGCCGCGCAGGCCGCTCAGCGCTCGATCGACCGCGAGCATGCGGTCGCGGCCCTCGAGTCCGGCCTGCAGCGGCCGGCGCCGGCCACCGGCGCCTCCACGCCTACCGCGCCCCCGCCGGCCGGCGGCGTCGTCATCCCCGCCAACGCGGAGATCCGCGTCTCGGAGAACGTGGAGAACGACCCCAAGCGCGGCTTCAAATCGCAGGGCGACTTCTTCCAAGCGGTGCGCGGAGCTGCGCTGGCTGTCCACGGCAACGGCCGCGTCGATCCGCGCCTGACCGTACAGGCCGCGGCGCCCGGCAGCACCACGATGAGCGAGTCCAACGGCGCGGACGGCTCGTTCGCAATCCCGCCGGAGTTTTCGCAAGAGATCTGGAAGCTCTCGATCGAGGGCGAGCAGGCGCTGCTGCCGCTGACCAAGAACACCGAGATCGGCACGAACTCGATGTCCTTCCCGAAGGACGAGACGGCGCCCTGGGACCCGTCCGGCGTGACCGCGTACTGGCGGGGCGAAGCGGCGTCCGCGACCCCGACCAAGCCCGTCTACGGCCTGGACACGCTCCGCCTGAAGGAGCTGATGGTCTTCGTTCCCGTGACCAACGAGCTGCTGGAAGACGCGCCCGCCCTGGGCGGCTACCTGACGGACCTCGCGGCCGACCGCATCCTGTGGAAGACCAACGAGGCCATCCTGTTCGGTGGCGGCGGTCAGCAACCCCTCGGCTGCATGAACTCCAACAGTGGCCCGCTGATCGTGTGCCCGAAGGAGACCGGCCAGGCCACCAGCACGCTGGTGCAGGCCAACATCTCGCGCATGCGCAGCCGTCTGAAGACGGGGGAGCTGAAGAACGCCGTCTGGGTGGGCAATCCGGACATCCTTCCCGCGCTGGAAGGCATGACGGTCGGCCAGCTCCCGATCTTCCTGCCGCCGGGCCAGGGCATCCACGCTGGCTTCGACGGCACGCTGAACGGCCGCCCGCTGATCCTGTCCGAGCACGCCAACACGCTGGGCCAGCAGTCGGACATCTCGCTGCTGGCGCTGAGCGGCTACCGGACGATCACCAAGGCCGGCGGCATCGAGTCGGCCACGTCGATGCACCTGTACTTCGACGCGAACGCCACGGCCTTCCGCTTCATCTTCCGCATCGACGGCCAGCCGATCACGAAGGCCCCGATCCCGGCGCCCGCCGGCAAGGGCTCGCAGACCCGCTCGTACTTCGTGACGCTCGCGGCCCGTCCGTGATGACGCGGGGGCTCCGGCCCCCGCCTTCCCGCACCCCCACCTTCAAGGAGTCGTCTCATGGACGCGAATTTCAAGTTCTCGGAGCAAGTCGCGGTTCTCGCCGCGCTGCATTCGTCCTCGCAGGCCGCAGGCACCGCCACCACCGCATGGGTGTCGGCGGCCAACTTCCACAAGGTCGCGGCCCTCGTGGACATCGGCTCGGCGGGCGCCGCCGGGACCGTGGCCGTCGCACTGCTGCAGGCGCAGGACAGCTCGGGCACCGGCTCGAAGGCCGTCATCAGCTCGATCACGGGCAATGCGATCGGCACCTCGGCTCCCGTGGCCGGCGGCAGCCAGGTCGTGGAGCTCGGCGCGAAGCTGGACGACCTGGATTCGAACAACGGGTTCAGCTACGTCGCCCTCCAGGTGACCGTTGCCGTCAACGCGGTGCAGACCGCCGCGCTGCTGCTCGGCACCGTGCCGCGACTCGCGCCGGCGTCGAACCTCAACATGGCTGGCGTCGTGCTGGTCTGAGGCTGAGCTGTGACCGCGACGTACGTCCGCACGACCGACCCCGCCACGGAGCCCGTCTCCGTGGCGGAGTGCAAGGTCGCGCTCAACGTGGACTCCGACATCACGTCGGACGACGCGCTGATCGCCGCCTTGATCTCGGGCGCGCGGGAGTACGCCGAGGCCTACTGCAATCGCAGCTTCGTCACCCAGAAGTGGCGCCTGACGCTGGATTCGTTCACGGACGTGAGCGCGGCCGGCCCGGGCCCCTTCATGGGTGCCATCCAGATTGAGCGTGGCCCGATTGTGTCGGTAGACAGCATTGTCTACCTCGACATGGCCGGCATCCAACAGACGATCACGTTGCCCGGCACGTCGCAGCAGACGTCCACCGTGGCGAACGAGCAGCGCTTCGCGCTCAATCTCGATGGGAAGTTCGGCCGGCTCGCGCCGGCGTTCGGCTACATCTGGCCGATCACCCGGCCGCAGCTCGGCGCCGTGCAGATCAACTTCACGGCCGGCTTCGGTGCCGCGACTGTCGACCAGCAGGGCAACACGACGACCGCGGTGCCGCTCGGGATCCGCAACTGGATCAAGATGCGCGTGGCCACGCTGTACCAGAACCGCGAAGAGGTCGCGGTGATGCCGCGCGGCAAGGTCGAAGCGCTGCCGTACGTCGACAACCTGCTCGACCCTTACCGAGTGGTGCTGGCATGACGTACGCCACGCCACTCCAGGCCGGCAGCCTCAACCGCGTGGTTGAGCTGCAGTCGCGCCCGACGACCGTCGATGCGTACGGCCAGCAGTCGACGACGTGGACGACGGTGATCACCGCGCGCGCCGCGATCGAGCCGCTTTCGGGATCCGAGGTTATCGCCGCCGGCGCATTGATCGGCGAGACGCTGGTCAACGTGACGATCCGGTATCGCCCGGGCATCACGCCGACGATGCGCGTCCTGTACGAGGGGCAGGTCTACGACATCCTCTATGTGCTCGACGACTTCATGCGGCACCGCAAGCTGACGCTGCTGTGCAAGCGCGGCGCGACGCGAGGCTGACATGACGCTCGCGACCCAACTCCAAGCCGTGCTCGCGCCGGCCGTCGCCGGCGGCGCGTTCTACGGCGAGAACACCCTCGAAGGCGGCGAGGCGACGGTCTACCCGTACGTCACGTACCTGCGGGTGAGCTCGCCCACCAACAACACGCTGGGCGGCCCGACCGACCTGCAGAACACCCGGGTGCAGGTCGACCTGTACTCGGACACGGCCGCGGGCCTCGACGCCGCGCAGCCGGCCGTCCTGGCCGCGATGGCTGGGGCCCCATTTACGAGCTTGCAGCTCACCTCGCAAGACGCGTTCGAGTCCGCCATCCGTGTGTACCGCCGCAGCTTCGACTTCTCCGTCTGGTCCACCAACTAGGAGCCCTCCATGACTTCGTCCGCCATCTCCGCCCAGGGCTCGACCCTCGGCATCGCGTCGGCCACCGCGCCGGCCGCGGTCAACCTGTCGTCCATCACCGCCACCGTGACCTCGAGCGGCACGACCACCTCTGTTGCGACCGCGTCGCCGCACGGCCTCGCCAACGGCGCGCAGGTCACGTTCTCGGGCGTCACCGGTGCGGACGCCGCGCTCCTGAACGGGCAGACGTACGCCGTCAGCGTCGTCAGCCCCACGTCGTTCACGATCCAGCTGAACAGCTACGGCAAGACGCTGACCGGCACGAGCGCCAGCATCACCGGCACGGCCTACCTGGGCGTGAGCAACTGGCGCACGTTCAACGGTCTCGACGGTCAGGCGTCCGAGATCGACGTGACCAACCTGTCGTCCGTCGCCAAGGAGATCCGCCTGGGCCTCGTCGACTTCGGCCAACTGCAGCTCGAGTGCGACCACAACCTCGCCGATGCCGGCCAGGCGCGCGTGCAGACCCAGTACATGGCCGGCGCGCTGACGCCGTTCATCCTGTCGCTGCCGAACGGCAACACGGCGTCCTTCAACGCCTTCGTGCGCAAGTTCAGCCTGCAGGGCGGCGTCGACCAGGTCGTCAAGCGCCAGATCGACCTGCGCATCAGCGGCCCGGTCACCTGGTGCTGAGGCCCGGCATCCACGCCCACAAGGACATCGCCATGACGCTTCTCGACCGCTTCTCCATCCTGTCCGCCAGCGACCTCAAGACCCAGGACGTGGACGTCCCCGAGTGGGGCGGCACCGTCCGCATCCGCTCGCTGACCGGCACGGCGCGCAACGCCTTCGGCCTGTCGCTGCTGGGCCCCGACGGCAAGCCGAGCGCCGCCGGCTACAACGTCAAGCTCGTCGCCGTGAGCGTCGTGGGCGAGGACGGCCAGCCGCTGTTCACGCTCGACGACGTGCAGGCGCTGGGCGAGAAGTCGGCGGCGGCGCTGGCGCGCGTGGCGGAGGCGGCCGACAAGCTGAACCTGCTGACGGCCGACGCCGTGGAGACCGCCAAGGGAAACTGATCGCGCGCCCAGAACGCAGGTTCATCCTGCGCTGGGCGCAGCAGATCGGGCGAACGCCGCGTGAGCTGCTGGCCTCCGTCACGTCGGAGGACATCGTCGAGGCGATGGCGTTCGACCAGCTTGAGCCGATGGGGGCGATCCCGCTGCTGCACGCGTTCGGTCAGGTGTGCACGGTGCTCGCCAACATCCACCGCGGCAAGGACTCGAAGCCGTACCGCCCCGAGGACTTCTTCCCGTTGCTGGCGCGCGAGTTCGGCAAGCCGGACCGCGACGAACCTGTCCTGCTCGACGACCCCGAGGCTCAATCCGCCCTCATCAAGCGCCACATCTTCGGAATGGGCCCATGACCGACGCCGTCACCCTCGATATCGGCAACATCACGAAGTTCGTGGCGGAGCTGCGCGCGCTGCCCCCGATCCTCCAGAGCAATCTGGCGCGCGGGGCGGCGAAGGCGGCGATGACCGAACTGCGCGATCGCGCCGTGGCCAAGGCGCCGATGCGCGCCGGGCCCGAGGGTGGGGACGGCGGCCCGCCGCCGGGCAACCTCAAGAAGGCGATCTACTGCATGCGGCTGCCCGAGCTGTGCACGCTCACGCGCGAGGTCTGGAAGGTCGACGCGCGCAAGGGCAAGGGCAAGTGGAAGCACAAGCGCAACCAGGGCAAGGACACGAACACGGCGGGCGCCTATTACGCCGGCTTCGTCGAGTACGGCCACTGGTCGCGCACCCCGGCGTCGGTGCTCAGCGCCGTGGGCGGCACGCGCAACTCGCGCCGGCAGAAGTACCAGGCCTCGGGGCAGGCGAAGTGGATCCCCGCGGTGCCGTTCATGCGGCCGGCGCTCGACTCGATGCGGTCCGACTTCACCTCGATCATGCAGGACTACGTCGACCGCAACATCCGCGAGGCCGTCAAGGTCTCGAAGTTCATGACGGTGCGAGGGTGACATGCCGAACGACATCTCGACCAAGCTGACCGTCGACACGACGGAAGGCCAGGCCAACGTCAAGCAGCTCGGAGACGTCACCGAGGCGACCGCGACGCGCATGGCGCGCGCGACGGAGCTGCTCGCCCGCCAGAAGGCTGCGGAGAACCGTCTCCTGTCCGAGCAGATCAAGCTCCAGAAGCAGGCGAACTCGGAGGCCGGCGACGGCGGGGCGAGTCGGGTGTCCAGCGCGGCGCGCGAGGCCGAGTCCGCGGTCAAGGGCGCCACCCGGGCGGTGGGGGAGCTCGGGCACGCGAACGCCGGCGTGATGCGCGAGATGCTGGTGATGTTCCACGAGGGCATCACGGGCAACTTCAAGCGGATGGCCGGCTCGACGGTCGTTCTGGCGGAGCGCATGGGCGGCCTCGGCGCGGTCATCGGCCTGTTGGTCAACCCCTTCACGCTCGCCGCTGGTGCCGTGGGCGTCCTGGCCGCGGCGCAGGAGCAGGGCTACAAGTCGTCCGAGGACTTCCGGCGCGCGATGGTGCTCACCGGCGGCGCGGCGGGCCTGACGGAGGGGCAGTTCCGCTCCCTCGCGCGCACGATCGCCACCGAGACCGGGCAGAGCATCGGGTCGGCCAAGGAGGCGCTGCAATCGCTCGTCGCCTCGGGGCAGGTCGCGCCGCAGAACATCGGCAAGATGGGCACCGCGATCGTCCAAATCGCCCACCTGACCGGCGAGTCGGCTGAGACAGTCGCCAAGCAGTTCGACGACATGGCCAGCGACGTCGTCGGCTGGATCCAACGCCACAAGCAGTACGCCGACAGCCTCACCGCGGCGCAGGTCGAGGCGATCCGCGAGCTCCAGAAGGCCAACGACATTCAGGGCGCGGTCAGCCTGACGCTCGACGCGATCACGGCCAAGACCAAGGACTCGGCGTCCGCGTGGGAGCGGCTTACGGCATCCATCTCAGGGGCGTGGGAGTCGTTCGCTCACGTGGTCGGCGGCCAGCAAACGCCGGAGGACGCGCTCGCGCGCATCGACCAGCAGATCGAGCAGACGCGTTCCCGGCTTGCTTCGTGGCGCGATTACCACGGCAGCGTGGGCGAGCGCCAAGACACCTACGACCTGCAGCGCCTCGAGCAGGAACGTGCCGCGCAGGTGGCAGCCCAGACCGCCGCCCACATCGCGGCCGCGCGCCGTGGCGAGGAGCAGGCCACCCAGAACGCTGCCAAGGCGGCCCGGGCGCATCTCGATTCGATGCTTGAGGAGACGAAGGGCGCCGAGGGGCTGCGCCTGGCGCTCAAGAAGCTGAACGACGAGTTCGAGGCCGCGCGCAAGGGCGGCGTGCCGTACACCGACGAGCAGCAGCGGGAGCTCATCGCCAAGGTCACCAAGGCA